AACCATCCGTTTGGGAAATTTACAAGAAGAATATTAGCGTATGTCGTCATATTACGTTAGATGCAAGATTGATTTCACAGTACAAGAATATCTTCGCTCCAGTTAAAAGCGTTCCTCCAATGATGAACATGACGCCTAGTATGCAAACGGGTATTCCGCAGCAAGGAGCACAGCAGCCCAACGCAAACGTCATTAAACTTTTTGATGATTAATTTATTATGACTTGCACAAACTGTCAAAAGAAAAAACAGACCGTTGTTCATACAAATAAGGCATTCAAAGCAAACGTACAACAATTAATTGAAAATATTAAAAAACAGAGAGTAAAGGGATATTCTAATGGCAAGACCGAAGAAAAGTGAAGAAATTCAGCCCATAGTTATTGCAACAGAAAAAGATTTAGATAATGCCTTTAAGGCGATGGATAAGATCAATTCTGATGCAACTTATTTGTCTGATAGTCCGCTTTCAGAAGTTAAGGATTGGATTCCAACTGGTTGTTATGCATTGAATGCCATTATTTCAGGAAGCGTATACAAAGGCGTACCTTCTGGAAGAGTTACTGGATTTTATGGGTTACAATCGAGCGGAAAAACTATGATTGTAAATAAAATTGCCGCAAATGCTCAAAAGATGGGTTATAAACATGTGGCATATTTTGATAGTGAAAATGCACTAGACGCTATGGTTGCTGAACGTCTTGGTGGTGATATTACAAAAATTAAACACTTGCCAGTTGAACTAATTGAAGATTGTAAAAATCAGTGTATAAAATTACTTACAGGATTAATGGAAATTGGAGCAAAACGTAAAGCTGTCATTATTATAGATTCGCTTGGAAATCTATCTACACGCAAAGAGTTAAACGACGCCTTAGAGGGATCAGATGCTTCAGACATGGGACTAAGAGCTAAATCCCTATCAAGTTTAATACGACTATTAACATATCGTGCGGCCAAAGTAGAAGCACCAGTTTTGTTCACAAATCATGTTTATGAAAATCCCGGACAACTACACCCCGGCATGATTAAGAAGCAGTCTGGTGGACTAAAGCCGCTGTTTATTGCATCAGTATTAGTGCAATTGTCAGTTTCAGCTAATAAAGTCGAAGATAATAAAAATGCAGCAACAAGTGTAATAGGCGACAGAATAAACGGGGTAACACTTACCGCACTAACGGCAAAAAATCGATTTGTACCACCATTTATAGCCGCCGAAAACATTCAACTTAATTTTAAAACCGGTTTAAGTATGTATATGGGATTGCTTGATCTGGCTGAAAAATATGGTATGATTACAAAAGAAGGAACACGATATATTTATAAAAATGAAATTATAGGATTTCGTTCTCAATTTGAAGATAAGGGAGAATTTTGGGAGAATGGACCACTACAAGAACTAGATGGTTTAATTCAAAAAGACCTTACGTATTCAAATGAAAAATATAAAGACCTGAAAGCAGAAGTTGATGCAATTGATGTAGACTTTGAAACGGAAGAAAATAAGGAACAACATGTCTGAAAAATTCGATTCTAACTTTTTTGAATTTATTATTTGTCAAAATTGTTTAAAAGACCCTTCTTATATCGCATCAATTATTGATTATTATAATCCAATATATTTTAATAATCCAGATATTAGGACTATAACAAGTAAAATTATTCCATTTTTTCAAAAACGAAACACGATTCCAACATTTACTGAAATAAAAGTAATGTTGATTACAGAAGAAGAAAAACAATCATTTTTAAACGTTTTAACTGCTTTAAAAGATTTGAATGAAAAATATAATATAGACGAATTATATGAAAATACAGAACAATTTTTAAGAGAACGAGCAGTTTATAATGCACTTTTGCAAACTACAAAAGAATTGTCAGATAAAAATATAGATACTACTAAAATATTAGACACATTCAATTCGGCTTGTAATATTTCACTTATTGATAAATTGGGTTTAGATTTTTTTGAACAAATAAATGAAATTGCCAACGAGATTACACAACCAAATAATGTTATTTCAACAGGATGGAAGTGGCTTGATGAGCGTATTGGTGGCGGGTGGCAGACCAACGGAAGAGCACTGTACGTTTTTACCGGATTTACCAACGTTGGAAAGTCAATATTTTTAGGCAATATTGCAATCAATGCACTTAAACAAAATAAAACCGTTGTACTTATAACTCTAGAAATGCCAGAAACAATGTATGCAAAAAGAATATGTAGTAATATTACTAAAGTTCCTTTTGACACACTTTCTACGTCTATTGACGAAATGAAAGCGTCTTTATATACATTTAAAAATGAATATCAATCTAAATTAATTATTAAAGAGTTTCCAACAAAAAGCATGACCATTCATCACATGAATAGCTTTGTTCAAAAATTAATAAAAAAAGGTATTAAGCCCGATCTATTAATTGTCGATTATTTAAATTTGATGAAGGGTCGAAAAAGTTCAGGATTATATGAGGAAATCAAAGAAACTTCTGAACAATTGCGTGCAAGTACATATACTTTTAAAATACCTTGTATAACTGCAACACAATTAAATCGAAAGGGAGCAGGGAAAGAAGACCCCGGCATGGAAACGATTAGTGAAAGTATTGGTGTATCGTTTACTGCTGACGTTCAAATGAGCATTTGGTCTGATCCAGCAGAGAGAACCATTGGAATTACTCATTTAGGAATACAAAAAAATCGATTTGGACCAAATTTTGGATCGACTCCGCTTAAAATAGATTATTCTACATTATCGCTAGAAGAAATTGAACAGCAAAGAAGTAGCATATCTGATCAACAAATTGCAGGAAATAGTGTTGAAGACGCACTTATAGGATTACAGGCACGGTTAAAATAATGCATACAAATACCATAAAGCCATATTTAAAAAATAATCCAGTTTTTATTCTAAATGAAAAAGACTTCGACGTTTTTTTGTTAAAATTTGGAAGTTTATTATTTTTATTAAATAATAAGAATATTAATCCAACATTTTTATTTATTTCACTTGTAAAAGATGAAAACTTACAAAAAATCTTTATAAAGATGTCAGGAATAAATAATTTAATAGAAATCTTAAAAACAATTTTAGTTTGTTATCCTAATTTGATAAAATCAAAGATAGTAAAAGATAATTCAATTAAAATATTAAAAAACAAAAAACAAAAATTATTACGCAATATGAAAGATAAAGATGCCAGAAATAACAGAAAATCAAAAAAGAATCTATAATCAACATCTTTCAACTTATAAACATCATCAAAATAAGCCATATACGTTACGAGAAAATTTTGATGAGTTTGCAGAAAAAGATGCAGAACATTATCAATGTCTTATTAAATTAGATAACTTTTTCTATAATCATAAATATGTTAATCGTAAATTATTTTTTGACGCTCCTTATGTAATTTATGAAGATAGAGAATTTTTTGATCTTTGTTTTTATAATTCACAAGCAGCTATAAAATGTTATACATTATATATAAAACAATTAGAGGAACAATCGCCTGATGGAAAATCTCAACTAGAATTTATTAGTGATTCATTAAAATTTATTCGTGATTATTGTATTGAACGAAAAGTTCACCTAATAGATTATTTTAAACTTAATGATTGCATAACTTCACAATGGGGAATAGATTTTGTTGCTAATAATGTATCCATTTATGTATTATTAGGATTTGAATATTTTAACATACCAATAAAAGACATGATGATTGGAATGCCACAAGAAGAACGAGAATTATTTTTTGAAAATGCACTTAATAATTACGCATTATATAAGGAAAAATTGGGCAATTCTAAAAAAGCAAAAAAATTAGTAATTGAAGGAATAAAGGCAATAGATAAAAACATAAACGAAAACTTGCAATCTATTTAATTTGTGATAAAATATAGGTAAATAATAAAACAAAGAAAAACAAAACAAGGAGTAATGATATGATTAATTATGATGAAATACTAAACAAGATTATTGATGCAAATACGAAAACCGATATTAGCAACTCTAAGGATTATATTAAGATTGATATTATTGGAAACACTATAACCGGAAGACTTCTTCCTAACATTAAAGATGTTGCACATAGCACTACGGAATATTTCCATCATGGGTGGAAAAGCAAAATCGATGGTGGCGGCATCTTTCAGCTTTGTCCAAACACATATGGTCAGAAGTGTCCGACATGCAACAAAAGCATAACAATGTGGCGCGGGACTGATCCTATACAGAAAGAGCTTTCAAAACAAATTCGTCGCCGCCAAAATTGGTTGGTAAATTTTTATGTTATTAATGACGTAAAAAATCCTAAAAACAATGGAACGGTAAAGATTTTGAAATATGGAATGCAGATTAAAAAGAAGTATGATATGGCCACAACCGGGGTTGATAAGGAAATTTATGGTTCTAAAATTTGGAGATTAGATGATAAGGGAGTCAACTTTAGAATTATTTGCGAACAAAATTCTGAAGCAAAAGAAGCTTGGCCAACATATACAAATTCTGGTTTTATTCCATCAGCACCAATTGAAGGTATGACTGATGAAAAGATTAATCAGATTTTAAATAATGTTTTTGATCTTACGAAGGGATTCCAGAGAAAGACTTATGACGAGCTTCTTGCTGAGTTAAATAAGCATTTTTTCAGCAACGATATTACAATAATTAATGAAAAACCATCAGAAACACCTACACAGCAATCCTTAACTCCTGTGGAAGACGATCTAAATATGAACTTAGCGTCAGCACCAGAACCCGCTGAAAAGGTAAATAATATTGTAGAATCTGTAAGTTCAGATAATGAAATAGATGCTATGATTAGAGAATTACAAGCTAAATAATGGTTAAAATATGGCAAATCCACAAGAAGAAGTAATGGATATTTTAAATTTGACTCGTACTGTAAATACGGATATACAGGAATTTAATAGAACAACATCCAACGATAGCCGCAATTTGCGGGCAAATTTAATAGACCCTAAAAAAGCAGCAGCAGATTTACTTTCCAAAGTAACATCATCCACAATAAACAATACTCCAATGGTACAACCAATACAACAAATTCGAACGCTGGATGGATATTCTGTTTCTGCACCACGCCCATTGATACCACTTCCAGAGGGAGTATCAATGCCGTCGCCAATGCCGCCACCATTGCCACAACAACTTCCACCACCGTTGCCACAAACCATAAACACACAACCCGAACAAATGTCTAAAAACGTACAACTTGAGCTTCCACTCGATATAAACGGTAAAAGATATTCAAATACAATTGAATATTTTGAAGAACGATATGATCGAATTGAAGCGAAATTTGATATTATTAACGCCAAACTTACAGAATTACTATCGAGAACAAAGAGACGCTATGAGCGAAAACCAACCACAGAAAAATTGGACTGAAGATTTGGACAATTTAAAGTCTCTTTCTCCATCACATAACAAGCGACATATACCAATAAAAGGGTTAAATGTTCGCGGAGAATATAAGTTTGACTCTAACGAAGCTTATGATATGCTTAATAAGAGATTAACATTAATAGAAAAGCGAATAGATAGATTAGAAAAAAGTTTAAGCCTTACCAATATTAGACAAATAAGAAACAAATTAAATCAACTAGAAGGGGACATTAATGGAAATCCTAGTAGATCGTAAATTAATCTTAAGCAAATTTCTTATACCTCTTAATAAATTTACAGACCAAGCAATAATATACTTAGACAAAGATTATATTGATTGTGTTTCATATACGACAAGTGATAAGCAGTCAATTATACTTTATACTAAATTGTTTATTAAAAACGATATTCAAGACCCTACATTTAAAGGCATTAAATTAAATATTGGAAGTGTTAAAAAATTAATAAATGCTTTTAATTGTATTAATGATGATATCATTCGTCTCAATATTGAGAAAAATTCTATATCTTATACTTCTCCTGATGCTAATTTTAAATTTCATTTAAAAGAGGACGGAGTAATAGAAACTGCTCCGATAACGGTCGAAAAAATAGCCAGGATAGGGTTTAAAACTGAGATCACACTATCTCCAGACAAACTAGAAGAGATCATACGTGCAAGCAGTTTTAGCACCGATAGCAATAAAATATATCTTAATATTAAAAATAATACTTTATATGCAGATTTAACAGATAAAACTATTCAAAATTTAGATAGTATAAGTATTTTATTAACAAGTGATATACAGGGAGAACCATTAACAGAACCTGTACCATTACGATTAGATGTATTTAGAATTTTGTCCTCAATAAAATTTGAAAAATTAAATATGAAATTTAATAAAGATGGGGTAGTTGTATTTGAGATTGTAGAGAATAATTATTTAATGAAATATATAACATCAAGTTTAATAAAATAGGAGAAGAAAATGAATAAGCCAACAACACTTGGATATTTTTTAAAAAGAATGCGTGATTGCGGATATCGTGTTGAAAAATTGTTTGTAGATTATTCCGAAGCTGATCCAAGATCGTGGACGGTGGTAATTGATCCCGGTAATGCATCTGTATTTTGCACTTGTTTTGTAAATATGACGGAACCAGGTGATAACTATTTTGAATTTTATGATGGTGGACAATTCCTACCTAATTTTAAAATTAAAACCGAATCTATAGAAGTATTGCTTGAACATCTTAATCGATATAATATTATAAACAAGACAAAAGAATATAGCGAAAATCCAACAAGTATAATCAATACAATGGAAAACGAAATAGACCCTACTAAATAATTATAGAAAGCGAAGTAGGGCATGAATGCATTAGAAAACACTAATAGTACTCCAAAACGTAAAAAAAGAGCTATTAATAAGCCTACTACAACGATAAACAGTCCACGCTTATCTCTTCCGCCAGAATTTCTTAAAGAATTAGACGCACAATTAGCAAAAACTATTCAAAAAGAATTAAAAAAAGAAAAACAAAAAACAGAAGGTGATTATAAAATTCTAGAAACAATTATTCAAGAATATTTAAAAAGTTTTCTAATAATAGGATTTGGAATTAATGGAGATAAGGTTTTTATTGGTCATGCAACTACAGCCGAACAGCACGATTCGCTTATTGAGCATTTAAGACAAACCTTTATCAATATTATTGGAAACTCGCTTTAATTGTTTCCACTATCTGGTTTTTTTGGATTTTCTAATAAATAATTCAAATAGGAAATCCATATGGCCAATTTACAAGATCAATATTTTGATTCTGATGATATCTATACAATAGACGCATTATTGGCATCTCCTAGCAGCAACGATCCACAAGCTAATTCCAGTACAATTGATAATGAAATTAAAAAAGATACTGAAAGAGCAAAAACTCAAGGATTGAATAATCTTATTGATGTTATTGAAAAAATAAATAAAGTGTTAGATAATAAAAACGCACTTGAAATAAGACAATATGTTAGAAAATATAAAGATTTGCATTCGCTATTAGAATCCCGAATTGAAAAATTAAAATATTTTCAACCCATTTCAGAATATATAGGTTCAGAATTTTTAGCATATACTCCAGACAAATCATCATTACAATTGGAAAAATGGTCAAACTCAACAATTGGATCGATTTTTACTCCTACAGCAATAAGAAAAAATCTAAAAGGTAAAATACGATCTGAACTATATAACGAAATAGAAACATCATATATCAACTTAAATATTGCGCTTAAAAGTAATATTCCAAACGAATTTCTTGTTGAAAGAACTACAAACCAGCCGCAGCAATCTCCCTTGTCGAAATTTGCACATGGTTATCACATTGCTGGAGATTTTTCATTTTTGTTATTACATATGAATAGCAGTAAACCAAACACTGTCATACATTCTATAGAACAAGCATTTAATGATTTTCTACAAGAACAAGTACAACAAATTAATTATTATTATCCAATTTCAGAAGAAACTGCGGTTTCAAATACTGCTTATACAACCAGCGAAGAACAAAAAACTGTTGAAATAAATAATAAAAAAGATTTAGCAATTAATCCATTTACAAAAGTAAATAATGATGCATTAAAACCGGTTCAACCAAAAGAGAATTAAAATGGAAAAAGATTATCATATTTATCTTGGTATTTGTCTGGCAAATAATGATCCAGAAATGCGTGGTCGCATTAAAATTTACATACCACAATTAGCACCAACTATAAATGGACTAGAAGTTGGTGACAATCAAAATGTTGATAAATTTTTCAATTTTATTGGAACAAACAACGAAACTTCTAACGAAATTTCTAACAATTTACAGGCATTAAAAGATATACTTCCGTGGGCCGAATATGCTGGTCCAATATGTGGTGGAAATGCCTCTGGAAGATATAATGCAACACTTAAAACCGGAACTACGTCGGATTCAAATGCTTGGCAGGGAGACAATTTAACAGACGGATTTAGACCGGCACAATTGTATGTTGGTGATCAAGCACATCCAGACGCATTTTCAGAAACTGGTATTCATAATAATAAGTTTGTAAATCAATATGCTTATCAATACACTCCATCAAACTATTCAGGATTTGCAAGAGGACTATTTAGCATTCCAAATGTTGGAGCACACATATATGTATTCTTTATGGATGGAGATAGAAATTTTCCAGTATATTTTGCGTCTGCCTATAGTCAAGAAGACATTAAACGTATATTTACATTAAATCAAGACGTTTCTGTTGATAGTAATATGGACTATCCAGCAACATATGAAAACGTAGATAAGAAAAATTTAAAAGATGCTAATGTTAGAACATATCGATCTAAAACTGTACTTAATAGTAATAAACATACTATTGAGGCAATTGATACCGATTTACACGAAATACTTAAATTCACACATTATTCGGGATCATTTAAAGAATTCAACAATTATGCAAATATTGAATTGGCAACAAACAACGATCAAAAATTAGTTATTGGTGATCAATTTTTAACAGTACAAAAAAATCAAAGCGAATATATAAAAAAGCATCGTGAACTTATTGTCGGCGGCGATCATTATATAAACATAGGCGAAACAGATCATAATAAAGTAAAAGAAATATTAAATATTCATAAAAAAATTCATGAATATAAAATGTTATTTGACGTACAAAGAGCACAATATGGTGAAATGCCGCCGAATAATTTATCTCCAAAACAAATTCGTTCAGGAAAGTTTACCAAATGTCCAATTTGTCAAGGAAAGCCATATGATCCATATGATGAAAATTACGGTTCAGACATTTTAAATTTTTGGAAAGAAGCTCCAAAATACAGAGAAGATGTGTGCATGGCAGCAGCCATACCAGAAGAATTAACCGGAGAAGAGGCAAAAGAACAGGAACAGCAATTTAATACCTTTTTAACTGGAGATTGCCACAGCATCTATCTTGAAGGCGTGTCTGAACAAGAACAGCAAGAAAACGAGTATTGTCATCCAATCGAACACCCATATAAAGGACAAATAGGATATTATAAAGGAACGCGCTGTGCATGTTGCAATAACGAGAATCAAGCAACAGGACAGAAAGCAACGCCGGGCGAATCTCCATCTACCGAATCTGGAGCATGGAAACCTGAACAAACTAAACAAGCTGGAAAAGATTTAGACCAACTAATACTTTCATTAACTCCTGATTTGTTTAAACTTGAAAAAGAATTGGGCGCTGGCGGCGATGAAATTAAAACTGTTTCCATGAATAAAATAGAAACTATTGGATTAACGATGAACGATATGCCATCTTTTAGAGTCGATCCAATTGGAAAATTAAAAATTGATGGATGTTGGGTGGCTCCACAGGGAACCTATGATAATTTTCGACCATCTCCACATGTTGAATATGTTGATGTTGCAGACATACCGGGTGGCGATTATATTCTTACTTGTATGAATAAATATAAACTTCTTGTAGGTTCAAGAGGAATTAACATACAAACAACAGGTCCAATAGACATTTATGGCACCATTGTTAACTTTACTGCTGAACAATTAAATATTAGTTCAAAAAATGAAATTGTAATTGATGGTGGAGAAAGGTTGACGCTTAGAGCCAAAAAAATAACAGCACTTCCTGTAGAACATAATGCATTTGTTGTTGAAGGATTATTACATGTTACAAGAAATGTTATTGTTGAAGGTGGATCGATGTATGAGGGAGAAGTTGCCATACTACACATAACAGCACCAATAGAATGGCAAGAAACACAATCCGCACTGTGGATGCCAACACCAGACGAAGCATGTACAATGCTGGCAATCATTAACGGAAAACAAGCCACCATATCATTACCAAGGCATACTCATTGGTTTAAAAATCTACCATTAACATTGTTGCCGCATCCAGAAGCCGTAAGAGAGGCAATGATGACAAAGGGAATCAACTCCAGAAACAGAATTGCAGCATCTTCAGCAGCTTCCAATCCAACCGGAAATTGTGATAGCAGCCTTATCGATTCAGTAGGTGAACAGTTTGATAATTATGCTTACGAGCAAGCAAACAAGGACTATCAAGATCAAAGCGGCGATCCAAATCCATTACCAAAGGAAATAGATGGAGCAGGCACATATACAAGAAAGACATATAATTGTCGAACCATTGGAAACGCTTTTAGTGGTGATGTTACCGAAGTTAAAATTTCATATTATTGGACCTACAAAGAGAAATATAATGGTAATTTTATTGTTGTGGGAACTGTTAGTAGTGGAAATCAAATAATAGATTTGGGGATTGCCTAATGACAACAAAAATGACATTTGTAGATCGTCGCCAAGAAAAAGATACGCAATCAAACATAGTTGATGCTCAAAAAATTATTGATTATTTTCTTTCTTTAGACCCAAACAATAGAATTATACCTAATAGCCCATTATATAATGTTGCCGTTAAACAATATAATGATAACGTAAAAACAACAACAGTTCGCCCACCAGTACCAAATTGGTTCTGTGGAAAAGTTGATGCAGCAACAGGAGAACTATTAACATCCAAAGACGACGAAGAAATGCGAGCATCTGGTGGATATTCATCAACAGTAATTAATCCGTATGATACTACTGCAATAATTTTATCGGCATACGATCCAGACGGATGTTTGGAAAATGGAACACCGGGTTCTTTTGGATATTCAAAATGTAGCGATACACTTCAAGAAACAATAGAAACTTCTGGTATTGATTGGTACGTCAGCACGTTAACAGAAGTGGGTGGAGAGGAATTTGTAACCGAAACTCCAGATGCTGATTCATTACACAAGCCCATCTATTCTACATCTGGAGCAACAGAAGTTGCCGAAGATTCAGGTGGTGGCCTAGTGTGGAACCCAGATTCTTCTCGCGGAACAGCTAAAATAATCTTTCCAAGTTCATATTCGGGAACCATTTCAAACGTATATGCGTGGGGAGATGGATATAAAGAAGAATATTATCGAAAAGAACCAAACGAAAACGGCAATCGACAACGATATTACGGACGAGTTCCGATTGAAGACTTACCAAAACAAATAACCGTAAGATGTGATAGAAATGTTGGTGGATCATCAAGAGACGTTTATATTAAAATTACAGATACACAGAAACGACACGATTAACCAGTATAAGACGGTTCTGCTTCTACATCAGTATATTTTGTAATATTTAAATTATCATAACTATGTAATTTAATACTAGTTACTTCATTAATATACATATTATGAAAGAATACATGTTTTACTTTGGTTATAAACCATTGTCCACAAAGTTTATAATCAAAAAGATTATCACTAAACGACATTCTATCTATTCCAACAAACTTTCCAGATTTTCTAATTGTTGCACCATCAACATCAAAAACTAAACAGTTGTTTAAAAACAAACTAGAATATAACATTCTGCCTAATCCTTTTTTTGTAATAGCAGCCTTGTCACTTCTTATTGAATATACCGGCTCAATAATCCTATTTTTTGTTTTATCACTATTTAATGTTAATAGCGGATGTGGGCCATTTTTGCTTAAAACTTTACGATCAATATAAACACTTTTTATCTTATCCTCTAAATTATTAACATTAGAGTCTGACATGTTTATTGAAAAAGTTTTCGTTTTAAAATCATAAGAATGAACAGGAGTAGTAACAATTGTTTTTGTATTATCGCCACCACTCATATCAACATATTGATATTTTTTAATTTTTGTTAATTTAACATCTATTTCTGAATCAAACTCTTCTAAAATGGGAGCCTTATAAACAGAAGGGCGATCTAATCCCGCTGTTTCATCAAAAAATAAATGCTCAATTTGATACTCTAAAGGAAATGATGGATCACATCCTGCTTTAGAAAAAATTTGATAAACGGGTTCTAATTGAAACTTTCCACTATAGCGTTCTTTTGAAAAAATACAGATGTCGATGGCATCTTCTGGCGTATGCTTAACACCACCAGTTTTTTTACTTATATGATTTTTTAAAATGTATTCTATATTTTCCCAAACATTTTTATCTTGAAAAGCAGTATATAGAATTTTAGTTGATCCAGAATCAAAAATATTATAATCTACCAAGAATCCACTAGTTATTAAAATGTCTTTAACAGCATCTCCAGTAAACATTTTTCGTTCATCATCATTTGCTAAACTTGGATCATATGTTGTTGGGTTTTGTTTTTTTGTAGGATTCTCATATGATGTAGCAGTTGACCACTGTATTCTCTTATCTAACATTTTTTGATAACTAATATCCCAAAAATATAATTTTTTAAGTTTTTGAGTTACGTCTTTAACTTCCAAATCTTCTTTATCATACACAACACAATTATGTTTTATTTCCCACATTTCAGGTGGTATATTTTTTAAAGGTATTTCAGAATCTCCATCTATATCAGGACGTATGGTAATGTCTAAATAATCTTTACCATCGTTTCGAAAATTATAACGTTTCTTAGTCGCTTGTTTATCAACAAGATTACTTATATCTTCATCAGTAAACTTTCTTTCAAAAATTTCAAAAGGGTTTTCATATATTAAAAATCCTCTAACTGGCCAAAAATGTAAGTCATCTTCAATAACAAGTTGAACAACAGCTTCTGGATTTAAAAATACTTCATCACCATCAGGATTCCACAATCTTATTTCAAAAAGATATTTTTGAAGATTAAAAATTTTATAAGAGATATCATTATTCATTTTGTGTTGTCTTTGTTAAGATATTTTTAATATAATATGGTTTAATAATTTTTAAAAGTGTTCCGGCTGTTGGCTGTTTTGTAGGATCATCAATTTGATTTGCTGCACAAATAATCCACCAAAGTTTCACACTTTTATAGAAATTAAAAGCAATATTTGGATACGTATCAATCGATTTTGTTTCATAATAATCATATACTTCACTATCTAAATCTTCAGGAAAATCTACCTTTTTAAGCAAATTGTAATAATAAAATTCGTTTTCATCAGTATAAATATTAAAAATATTTTCATAGTTTTCTGATGTAATGTCTTCTGCTTTTTCTTTTATATCTGTTATTTTCATATTATGCAACCGCTTTTTCTACTTGATCTACACTTTGTGGTTTATTCGTATTTTTTTGAAAAACCCCATTAAGTGTTTGTTTTAGTGACATATCTTTATCTGTTGTAGCAACAATTTTGCTACCAAAAGTTTTAACAGCGTCATCTAAAATTTGTCTGCTTTCTGTAATTAATTCTTGTATTCTTATATCAAACAAATAAGCATCAGGTATAACCTCTTCTCCTTGATCTGTTGCAATCATATTTAATTGTCCTAAATTTGAAATACTTAATTGTTGTATGACAGCAGCAGGACAGTATCTAACACCGGGTATAAGAACACTAAAAATCGCTGGTGGTGATGCTAAAATTGCAGTTCTCTGATCGTGTAGTGTTGACATCATCAATCTTCTTTTAAAACGCAAATTTTTAGTAATATCTTCTGAATACATTTTAGTTCCGTTTTGAATTGTATTAAATAATACAAATCTAATATTATAATCTGCTAATCCTGATCCAGACCAAATTTGTGGTTGATTAACAGATGTACCTGGTGCTAATTGTAATATCTGTGCAGCTTGTCTTGCAAGATTCAATATTCTATCTGCAATTGGATAATCCATTAATCCTTTTGTTTTTTCCCAAGTTTGATTTATAAAATGATCATATTCTTGAAAATATGGAAGAGTAAATACTATACCAGTTCTTTTTGCATGATATAAATTAGCATAAGGATTTTCCGAAGATACAAAATTTCCTTGTGCCATATCTTTAACATTACTATACCAATATAATAATTGTGCATATAGTGTTGCAATATCTTGTTCATATTCGACCAATTGAATATAAGGGACTCCATATCTCTGACTAGGCGGCGTTACTGTCCAAGCATAATTATAAACAATATCAAAATCACCTTTATCAACATCATATAACGGAATTTTTAATTCAGGACCAGTTAAAGTTATTTTAGACATTATACGCCTCTTTCCAATCTCTCATATATTTTTGTTCTATATTCATATGCGGGATCACGAACATCAGTATTAGGAATACGTTTTTCATTCTTCTCTTGAATTGGAACCAAACTAGGCAAAAATCCCAATTGCTGTTGGTTTATGTTTGCAATATTAGCAAAAAGTTTTGTATGTTCATCTAAAACAGAAACCATCTTATTAAACTTATCATTTAATAATGTAAGTTGTTTTTCAACATTTTTAAATGTTTTTCCTAATATATCATCTGGCTTTGCATAAATATCAGTTGATCCTGATCTATATAATCTATCTTCATTTGCTGGTTGATACGTTATAATTGCAGCTTTTGTTTTAACAGGTTTTGTTTCGGGTTTAGGAGAAGATGTATCATTTTCAATTTTATCTCCCTTAATCCATTTTTGCATACGTTCTGGTAATATAGATAAAATACCATTTTTTATACTATCACCAAGATTAACAATCCAATCGAAAAATTTTTTAAATCCGTTTTTAAATGCGTCTACAGTATCATTCCACTTATTAATAACCCAATCGACAATTAATGATGCACCTTCACCAATAGCTTTTCCAAATGCAATAAACTTATCTTTTATCCACTTAAACGTCTTTGTTAAAAAGTTTAGAATTAACCATGCGCCTTCACCAACAGCCTTTCCAAATGCAATAAATTTATGTGCAATAGTATCTAATATATTCCATAATACTTTTATACCTTTCCATAAAGCTTTTAAAGCTTCCCAAGTATAAAATGCTGCAATTCCCAACCATTCTCCAAGCTTAACAAAAGCATTCCATAATTTCTTTATGACATCTAAAATACCAGCTACAATCCAATCACCATTTTTAAATACCCATATAAGAACGTCTCCCAAAAGCGCCCCTATCCATTTTATACCTTCCCACACTCTTTTTAGTATTGGCAATACATTTTCTTTGAGCCATATTCCAAAATCTTTTAAAATAGGCATTACTTTTTTAGCAAATTCGCCAATAGCAGGCTTAAGTCCTTCATTCCACCACCTTTTTATACTGGTCCATATTTTTTCTAATTCCGGCAAAACTGAAGATTTAAACCATTCTCCAAGCTTATCAAATTTTTTAGCCAGTGCTTCGCCACCGATCCATCCAAGTATGGCACCAACAGCGGCTCCCAATATTCCACCAATTAATGTACCAACAATCGGAACAATCATTGTTCCAAGACCAGCCCCAACCAAAGCCCACTTTCCAGCATTTTTGAATGCGCCTTCCATTCCACTACTCAAGCCCCCCAATAACCCACCCAATCCAGCAGAAATCTTTGACGTTCCCCACTCTTCTGCTTTCATCCAACCTTTAATACCATCCATTGCCATCCAAACCAATCCACCAGCCAATAATGCAGGGCCGACCAACTTGCTTAAAAAGCTAGGCAATGCTTTTCCAGCAAACATTCCGCCTAATAATGAAGCTAAAAACCCTTTTTTGGGAGATTCTAATTCTTCGCCTTCTAAAGACGACGAACCCTTTCGTTTTACAGTTTTATTATTCATATCTCCAAAAATAGATTTTAATTTATATATAGTTTGATCAGATATATCGACAACATTTACATCTAATGTTTGTTCAAAAACCGAATCAGCAGATTCTGAAGATCGTGCGGAAGTCTGTTCAGAAGAACTATTTATTTTTTCAACTATTTCATCAATTTTTTTAGAAAATGTAGAAATTGATTTATCAATAATTTTTATACTTTTATCAATTTTTAATATATCTATTGAAAAATTTTTAATAAAACTTTGAAATGGTTTATCTAATGTAAAAAATTTAATAAAGTTTTGAAAATTCTTATCTAATGTAAAAAATTTAATAAAACGTTCAAAATCTTTATTAGCCATTAAATTAGCACTTCCTGTATTTGTAACAGAAGAACGAGAAAGAGCACCCGCTCCTGCTCCAGTAGTTTTTGGTGCTATTGAAACTCCGCTAGTATCAAATTTTAATTTTCCAATTATTTCTTTTGCTTTTTTTTCTAAAAGTGTTTGAATATTAATTGAGTCTTTATCAATTTTAAGAGCTTTTTTAATCTTGTTTTCCCATTCATCGGCAATATCTTTAGTTTTTATTCTATTAAAAATGTTTTCAATTTTGTCAGCTATTTCTTTTTGAATTGATGGGTTTTCAGTAAAAACGGCTTTAAACGTTTCTGAAATATCATAATCACCAGACCCTGTTAATGTTAAGTCTGGTGTCTCAAATGTTAAATTTATAGTTCCTGTAGCCATATTTTTAATTATTTAGCTATGTCGCAGGATTCTGAAAGGGACTATTCATTGGATCAATAGGGGTTCCAAGTATCATATCCTTTGGTGCATTATCCTTTTGTTGCTTGGCTTGCTCTTCTTTGGCATAGACAAGGTATATTTCCCGCTCAATAGGAGGCGTAGAATCTATGTAGGCAGCGTCGAACCCCAACTTGCTGACGAGAGTATAGGTTTCTCTCAAAATACGATTTAAATCGTCTTCAAACAATCCCTTTAGGAAACTGTAAAAAAACTGGCATCTATCTTTAACCTTTGCTCAACAGTAACCTTTTCGTTGATAACTTCCTTAAAAAGTATTACCTTTTCAAATTCTTTGTTTACCTGATTAATATAATTAATAATCATATTATTAATTTTAGCTGGAATCTTTGACATAATTGTTAAACGATCTACAAATTTCAAATCTTTTAAGTTTAATTCAATAATTTCACCATTTTCATTTTTAATATTAATTTGTTTAATATATTTTACAATTTCGTTGGTAAATACCTCACCAACCGTTTCTCTTAATTCTTTTTCGTTTTTGATTTCAATTGATGTGACATTTCGACGCAGTTCTGATTCCAGCTTAAATTCGTCGTTTATTGTTGGCAATCCACAAAAAATTTGAAACATTTCTTTATCATCTTTGAGAACTGCTGAACCGATTTGAATTTCAGAAATAGCTGTATTAATTAAATCTTTGAGATTTATACGACGAGTAATCTTTTCAGGAGGATTTGTGTTTGGTACTTCAAAAACCAAGTCTAAATCATTACTAATGCTCATTGCTCGCATTGTCATGGCAACAATCATTTTATCAAAAATTGTAAATTCGCCAACATCAACAGAATTATCTACACAGTTTTCTTTAATAATTTCACGCAATGTAAAAATAAATTCAGTATTATATGCCGGTGAATCAATAATGGCCTTTAATAACCTTTTTTGTTGTGAAGTGTTAATTTCTCTAAACATTAAATTCTTATTAAGAGAAGGAATAAAAATCTCATATACAAATGTTTCATTTGCTCGATTAATAATTTTTATTATGTCATTAAGTGTACCGGTTTTTTGTTGAATAGTATCTGTCATAAATTCCTCTATTTGTTAATATTTAAATGTAGATTTAAAAAGTCAAGCGGTCTTTTTGTGCATAGGAGTATCGTCTTCATTAATTGATTTTTCTTCTACATTTAGTCCTTCGGCAGACGAAAGCGCATTTTCTGTTATAGCATCGGCTTGATTGTTCTTTTTAACCACATCTTCGTGATTTATTTCACCATTACGAACATCGTTTATTGAAGCATTTGGTCGTACTAAATTATATTTTAATTTTGTATTAGACATAACGGTATCTGCATTGGCATCCGAAGTTCGCTTTTCAATGGATCGATTAACTTGTAAATTGCTTATATTATCGTTGGAATTGGTTAAAATATTGACATTTACTTCTGCTGGTTTTCCCTTTGTCTGTTGTTCAATATTTTTTGCATAATGAGTATAATCATTCTCATTAATTTTCTTTTCTACATAGTGACCAAAAGAAGTACCAGTGCTATTACGTTCAATAATATCAATCGAAGCTCCAGTTGTCTTATCCGCATTCAATAACGGTCTGCTAATTTCATCTTTAGAACTTGTATTTCCAATTGCTCTATTTGTAAAATCATTAATTTCGTCTGTTAATCCAGTTCCCAATCCGGCAACATATCCTTCCGCGCCATTAATAGCATTATCAACGGCTCCCTGTATTGTTCCGGCAACATTTGTTACAATTCCAGTAGCAGTTCCAGCCAATACGTCTTTTCCAAAGTTAGCCGCCTGATCAATAGCATTTTGAATATATTGCTCTGTAGCAGATACTATACCCCTATCAAAGCTAACGCCGAGTTGTCTTTCCAATTCATCTTTTAATCGATCACCAAGACTTTCAAAATATCCCTTTGTAGCACCACTAACACTAATAAGATTCAATAGTGTGGTTTCTGTTGGAATGAGACTATAATGGCTAAAGGCAAACTGTACAGTTCTTATGCGATACATATCCGAACCGGAATAATTATATTCTTGTTCGTCTATATTTACAGGACAACAACCATAATATCTTACAGCCTTTCTTTTAGCTAACGGATTTTTGGGACCAGTTTTTGCTAAAAATATAATATCAATATCTGTTTTTAATGTTTGATTTTTTAAACTTTCATGCGATACGGCAACCTGCCACGGACGCAATACATAATCAACAAAAGATACATTATTTTCAACAAAAGCAATATTTAATAATGGAAAACCAGTTCTACCTTGTCCAACTATACCCTGAATATATCCAGTATTTTTAATACCTTCTCTAGTAATATCGACAGAATCCCCAACAATTTTTACTCCAGTTGCTATTATTAATCCCTTTGTATTATTAATAATTGCTTTAGATTTAATAAAAGTATCTTGAAGTCCCTTCCACCCTTCTTTTGGTTCAACATAATTATTAATAATATCTATCGGAACGTTTGTTAGCGTTGCCAACCACATACTATTAATTGGCAGAGCGTTTGCAGTTACTAAGAAAGAAGAATAAAAAGCATCATAAAAATTTGTATATTGCCCCATTCCACGGTTTGTAGCATCGCTAGTAAATGGATTTTTTAAATTAATAAGAGCCATAATATACCTTTGAAATATTTAATAGACTATCCAATTAATTCTTCAAAGTTTTGATCGGTATTTGTGGAATAAAATGTTACAAGAATAAATTCAGCAGTACGAACCGGCTTAATATAAATATCAACCTTCATTTCATTGTTATCAATAACTGTTGGAGTATTGTTTTTTTCATTGCAAAGAATCATATAATCATAACAACCGCTATTATTTTTAGCTAAATCGAAAATAGGATTTAAGTTATTTACAACACGACTTCTTGTAGAAACTGTATTTGGCTCTCCAACAAAATAACGCAATGTTTTTAGTGTTGATCTTTCTAATGCTAAAAACAATCTTCTAACATTTAATCTGTCAAACGCAGAAGGTTTGGCCTGAAGCGTTTTTTGCCCCCAAACCACATAGCCGCCACGCGGAAAATATACAACAGGATTTACACCAATTCGATATAATGTATCTTGTTGTGATTGATTGGTTTTTAATGCAATATCAGTAACATTTTGAACAATGCCATTGTTCAAACCAAACGGAGCATACCAAGGACGATATCTAGAATCCATACGAGCAGTAATAGCTGCTTGCCATGCCGAAAACGGTAACCATACAAACTTACCAGTTGCACCGTCATAGATACTAATCCAATTTGCATAAGTTGCCGCATAATTGGAATTTGCCTTTGCATAAAGATTTTTTAAAGGCGTATAAATATGAGATGTAAAATTACGATCCGAACGATCTAAAGTTTTTGATTTTTCGCCTTGAACAAATACACACCTTAATGGATCAGAATAATGTATACAATCTTTTCTTGTTGTTGTACAAAATGTATTATATAAGTCGAATATAGTCTTATGATATTGGGCAAATAAGGATTGTTCGCCAGTACTTGGATTACAAAGCTCTGATAATCGGGTTGTAATATTTGCAGCATCATCAAACGTTTGTACACCATTCGCATCAGCAACATAAGCCCATATTGTTTCCAATCCCGCCCCAATAACAATATCAATATCTATTGATTGTAAATCATCTGCCAATGTTAATGCTCGTTCGATCTTAGACGGAACATTACCAATATATTTTAAATTATTATCAACAGTTTTTCTTGGAGTATATGCACCAACAGGATATAATTTTTTACTTAAATTGATAATATTATCAATAGTTATTTGATTGGCAATTTTATTATTTACAACCATTTTCAAATAATTTGATTTTTGGTTAATAGTATCAGATAAGAAAAATGAATCCATTTCTCTGGTTGTATTGTTGGCACGCTGATCATTAACCGCTAACGAACCAATATAGTGTTCAACTGGAATATAAAATAATTTATCAGTTTCGGCTTCCAATGGAGAAGATCGCATTCTAAATAAGTATAAAATTAAAGAATCATTATAAAACGAATTCGAAAAATCATAATTATAACTAGTTTCAATAACTTTAGAAATGCTGTCTTTTGATGTTACGATGGAATCTGTTCCAGTTAATGGGAATAATAACAAATCGGTGTCTAATGTTATTTTACTATTATTACTTGATATTGTTTTAATTTCAGTAATGCAATCATATGTTCCTTCAATAATATGTGAATTATCGGCAATTCCAACATAATAT